AAAAGAAATTTTGTTCCAGGCAATGCCAATTCTTCGTTTTGAACAGTTTGCAGTTAAGAAGACTGAACTAGGAGTTGCTCCTGGTCTTCGTGTGAACTTCCTTCGTTACAAGAACTTCGCAGTAGACCCATCACCTCTTACTGAAGGTGTCCGTATGACAACAAACGCTCTCACAGCAGAGCAGATTGCAATCACAGTTGCAGAACACGGCTACGCAGTAGCAGTTTCTGAACTTCTTTTGAATGCATCATTTGATGACGTAATGGCTTCAGCCTCACGTCTTCTTGGTCGTCACATGGCACAATACCTTGATGTACAAGCACGTAACACACTTTCTGCAGCAACTTCTGCAGTATTTGGTTATGACCGCACAGGCATCACAGGTGGCGCTTTCACTAACTACGATGAAGGCACAGCTGCAACAGCAATCTCACAGCTTGATGGAAATCACAAGCTAACAACAGGCGCTATCAAGGATGCAGCTCTTACCCTTGCTGGTAAGAACATCCCTCGCTTGGGTGAGACATACGTACAGTTCGTACACCCAAAGCAGTCTCGTGACCTTCGCTCTAACCCAGAGTTCATTGAAGTCACAAAGTACGCTGCTCCAGGTAACTTCATGCTCGGTGAAATTGGTCGTCTATACGACGTAGTTTTCATTGAAACAACACAGGTCCGTAAGCTTGCTGCTTCAGGTACCTACACAACTTCATCACTTGTTGGTGCTCCATCAGACCAAACAGGTGTTCCAGTTCTACCTAACACCTCCCCAGGTAACGGTGGAAACCCAGTATCTGCTGATTACACAGCAGAAAAGGGTTACCTAACATCAGCAACAGGAAACTCTGCAGATGTTTACGAATCAATCATGATTGGTGACAATGCATTTGGTCACGCAATCAGCCTTCCAGTTGAACTACGTGACGGTGGCGTTCTTGACTTCGGTCGTGAGCACGCTCTTGCATGGTACGCAATCTGGGGTCTTGGTGTTATCACCGACCAGGCTATCGTCAAGGTTTACACAAACTAAGACTTGCTTTACCGATGTCTGGGGGCCCTACTCCTTCTTGGGTCCCCAGCCATCATTAATCAAAAACTAACTTAGGAGAAATACACCGTGGCAAACACACCAACAAGTCCATTGGACGCAACAGGGCGTGCAGCAGAAACTGCAGCAAAGAAGAACGCAAAAGCATTACAAGACCGCAAAGATGAAATTTCAATTGCGGCACAAATTGAAGCAGAGAGTTTAGAAAATAACGTCTTTGACCCAAAAAAACCAGATGCTCCAATTGTTCTAGATGACATTGAAAACATCGGAATTACAACAGCAAATGACTCAGTAGTCATTCGTACAATTACAGACATTGATGAGATGACCTACGGAGTAGGTAACCACTACAGTTTTAAAGCTGGAGTGAAATACCGCGTATCTAATCATCTTGCTAATTACCTAGAAGAGCTCGGATATATTTGGCGGCCTAACTAAGCCGTCAAAAAGTAGTCTGACCCTCAACTGGTTCCCGCCCTCCTCCCAGTTGGGGGTTGGACCTTTTTTATCGGTGTATCTTTGAGATGATTACACCAAAGAGTTTTTGGAGGTTACGTGGCAACATTATCCAGTCTTGCAGACCGTCTACGACTAGAAATTGGCGACACAGGCAAGTCTTTTGTTTACCAGACTGTTGCAGACGGCATTACTAACCGTTTTCTATTGCCTTATTCCCCTATAAACGGCACAACCCTAATAGTACTAAAAGATGGGGTAAACGTCTCTACCCTTTTAGAGGTAGAAGAACTAACTGGTTATGTAACTTTTGATACTATCCCAGCAGCAAATGCTACGCTGGTATTTTCAGGAACCTACTACAGGTACTTTGTAGATAGCGAAATCTGTCAGTTTATTGACACAGCTTTTGGGCAACACATTGCCAATCACGCCGATGCTTATGGTCGCGGATATGCTTATGCCACTCTTCCAGGTGTAGAAGAATACCCTGTTGTTATCTACGCATCTACTCTTGCTCTTTATACTTTAGCTACAGATGCTTCTTTTGACATTAATATTCAAGCTCCAGACGGAGTAAACATCCCACGCTCTGAGCGTTATCGTCAGCTAATGGAGATGGTTCAATCTCGTAAAGACCAATACAAAGAACTCTGTTCTATGCTTGGAGTCGGCTTATACAAAATTGACGTGTTCTCATTGCGCAGAATTTCTAAGACAACAAACCAATACATCCCAGTGTATTTACCGCAAGAAGTGGATGCAAAGTCAATGCCACAACGTGCACTTCTTTCTATACCAAGTTATGGTTCTGCTATATCTCCTTCTGATGTACCTAGCTATGACTTAACACTTTACCAAGGCGATTCGTTTGAAGTTACTTTAGATTTCCCATTTACTGTTGCAGATTATATTTGGAAATCTGATATAACCATGGTTTTTGGAAGCGGAATAAAAATTGCGTCGTTTACAATTACGCAAATTGATACTGATAAATTAAAGCTGTCACTTTCTCCTACAGAAACAAACGGTCTTCCTGAGCGCTGTTACTGGGATATCCAAGCAACTGCGTCTGGTGACCCTAGTTACCAAAAGACCTACATGCGTGGCGCTATCTTCGTAACACGTCAGGCCACTACATGACCTGTAGTTGTGGAAATGTAACCTATAACTGCACCTGCAGTATTCAAATGATTTCGGTGCAGGCAACCTCTCCTGTCGTTGTTCAAGTAATTACTGCTACGACTCAAAGCACACAGTCAACTGTTGTAGTTGGTCCTGGTCAAGGCGGTGCTCGTGGTACTCAAGGTACTCAAGGAGTACAGGGAACTCAGGGGGTTCAAGGCACCCAAGGAGTACAGGGAACACAAGGACCTAATGCTGCAATTGTATTTTCTGAAATTCCACCTAGTAATCCACTAGTTGGTGATAGGTGGGTAGATTCTAATACTGGTCTTGAATACACATGGATATACGACGGTAACTCTTACGCATGGGTTGAAACTGCTGCTAGTGGATTCGTTGGTGCACAGGGAACACAGGGAACACAGGGCGTACAAGGAGTGCAAGGGCTACAAGGAACGCAGGGTACTCAAGGCGTACAAGGCACTCAAGGCACTCAAGGACTACAAGGTACACAGGGAACACAGGGAATTCAAGGCACACAAGGTTTACAGGGTACTCAAGGCACCCAAGGCACCCAAGGTATGCAAGGCGTACAAGGCACTCAAGGCGTACAAGGTGTTCAAGGTTTGCAAGGTGTACAAGGAGTACAAGGTTTTGGGTATTCTCAATTGCAAGGAACTCAAGGCACACAAGGGCTTCAAGGTACTCAAGGAACTCAAGGGCTTCAAGGTACTCAAGGACTCCAAGGAGTACAAGGAAACCAAGGAGCTCAAGGCACTCAAGGCACTCAAGGCGTACAAGGTGTACAAGGTGTACAGGGCACTCAAGGAGTACAAGGTTTGCAGGGAGTACAAGGTATTCAAGGGACCCAAGGAATCCAAGGTACTCAAGGAGTTCAGGGTGTACAAGGTTTACAAGGAATCCAAGGCACACAGGGTTTGCAAGGACTCCAAGGCACACAGGGTTTGCAAGGACTCCAAGGCTCTCAAGGTACTCAAGGATTGCAAGGTACTCAAGGAGTTCAAGGTTTACAAGGCACTCAAGGAGTTCAAGGTACACAAGGCACTCAAGGCGTACAAGGAGTTCAAGGAGTTCAGGGAACACAGGGCGTACAAGGAGTGCAAGGCACTTTAGGTAGCCAAGGAACACAAGGAGTAACTGGTGCAAGTGGTGTTTCTTCTAGCTATTTTAACTACAAAGTAACTGACAACAGTATAACTAATGCACAACCTACTGACGGTCATTTAAAATACAACAACCTTACACAACCGAGTGCTACTACTCTTTACATAAGTCATTTAACAAATGACCATATTGATATAGATATGTTTTTAGCCCTTTTAGCGGTTAATGATAATCTGTTTATTCAAGATGCAAATAACTCTAATAACTATCAACAGTTTAAAGTTAGTGGATTAGTAAACCCTGGAAACAATGACTATGTTCAAGTACCAGTAACACTTGTCACCTCGGCTGGAACTGGAACCACTGGATTTCCAAATAACCATGACGTTATTTTAGTTACTACTGCTGTTGGTATTCAAGGCTCTACTGGAGCTCAAGGTTCTACTGGAACTCAAGGCATCCAAGGAACGCAGGGTGTTCAAAGTATTGCTACTCAAGGAGTTCAGGGAGTTCAGGGAACCCAAGGAACTCAAGGATTGCAAGGCACTCAAGGAGTTCAAGGAGTACAAGGCACTCAAGGTGTACAAGGAGTACAAGGTTTACAGGGTTTGCAAGGTACTCAAGGTACTGTTGGTAGCCAAGGTACTCAAGGAACTGATGGTAGCCAAGGCACTCAAGGCACTTTAGGTAGCCAAGGTACTCAAGGAACTGTTGGTACTCAAGGAACCCAAGGTACTGTTGGTAGCCAAGGTACTCAAGGAACTGTTGGTAGCCAAGGCACTCAAGGAACTGTTGGTAGCCAAGGCACTCAAGGAACCCAAGGCACTTTAGGTAGCCAAGGAGTACAAGGTACTACAGGTGCGGGTACTCAAGGAGTCCAAGGAACGGTTGGTAGTCAAGGAACTTTAGGTACTCAAGGAACCCAAGGAACCCAAGGACTCAATGGTTTATATGCTGCTCAAGGAGTACAAGGCACTGTTGGTAGCCAAGGTACTCAAGGAACTTTAGGTACTCAAGGAACCCAAGGACTCAATGGTTTATATGCTGCTCAAGGAGTAGCAGGAAACAATGCAGTATATGATACAGACCAAGCAGTAATTTCAATGCAAGTATTTGGATAGGAATATAAATGGCAACATATAGCAAAATAAAACTTTCAAACTCTACATCAGGTAGACCTATACTTATTGATACTGTAACTTTAACATCAGGTACAGTTACTAATGCTTCAGTAACTTCGTCAACTGCAACTTACACAGTAAGTAATACTTTTACTGCTGGTGAGATTGTTACTATTTCAGGTATTGTTTCAAGTACTAACGCATCGGGCACACCTGGGGCTGGCTACAATATAGCTAACTTTCCTATAGCCTCTGCTTCTAGTACTCAGTTTACTGTGGCAAGCGTACCAGCAACTGTTACAGGTACATGGACTTCGGGTGGTGTTGCAACAGCTAATCCAGCAACTATGAACACTATTCATGCAACACCTGCTGATACAACGACTATTGATGAAGTTTGGCTCTATGCTACAAATACTTCTTTATCTGTAGCTACATTGACTTTATTTTACGGTGGAACTGCTACAGGAAGCTCTACATCTGCCCCTAATTACATATCAATACCGCCACAATCTGGGTTAACTCTTATTACTCCTGGACTTATACTTACAGGACTTGCTGGTTCTCCAGCAACCGCAACAACAATTTTTGCTTCAGCATCTGTTGCCTCGGTAATTACCATTTCAGGATACGTTAATAGGATTGTTTAATGGCACATCCAGTTGGTCGTGGACAGTCTAGCTCCCAAGTAAATTCTTGGTTTCCTTCAAGTAATACATTTACGCCTTCTGATGCGTTATCTACTGTATTACCGCATGGATTAAAACTAAGGCAAACTATTAGAAATACAGGTGTTGTTTCAATTCCCGCAGGAGTTACTTTTGTTTATGCAATTGTTGCAGGTGGTGGTGGTAGTAACGCAGGTGGTGCAGGTGGCATTGCTTGGGGTTGGACTTTAGCAACTTCTAGTTGTGTAGTTGGCGCTGGTGGTACTGGTGGAGGTAGCGGCTCATACTCAAGGTATGGAAATATCATGGCAGGTGGTGGTGGTGCTGGTGCTTCTGGTGGTGGCAATCCAGGCGGTGCTGGTGGCGCAAGTGCTTCAGGAGCAACAAACTATTTGGGTATTCCTGGTGGCACTGTTGGTGCTTCTGGAGTGAAAGGTGGCTCTGGTTCTGGCGCTGGTGGTAGCACAAGTACAGCTGGAGTTGCTGGTGGCGCAGGTGGAGATGGAATTTCGGGTGGTGGTGGTGCTTCTAATACTACTGTTGGCTCTCAAACTAATATAGGAGGCGCTGGTGGGAATGGTTTAGCAGGCGGTGGTGGCAATAGAGCAACCGTAACGACTGGAACTTGGACTGGAGGTAACGGTGGCAACGGATTCAACATTACAACTGGCACAATTTCACTTGGCGGAATTGGCTCAACTGGAGCTGCAACTAATGGCTCAGGTGGCGGTGGAGCTGGTATTGCTGGTAATGGAAATCCTGGTGTAGGAGTAAATGCTGGTGCAGGTGGACTTGGTGGCGGCGGCGGTGGCGCAGGTGCTGGTACAGGAAACGGTGGAGCAGGAATAATTTTATTATTTTATTAAAAATATTTTACAACTTAGGAGCTTAAAATGAAAGAAATGTTTATAAGAGGTGAGTCAGGGTCACAAGTATCTTCGTGGAGTCCATCTACAAATACTTTGGGATATTCTGATGGTTCTCCTGCATCTTTTCTTGTTCCTGGTGGATTAAAATTACAGCAAACTAAAAACGCTGGCGATACAACTGTAATCATTCCCGCTGGCATAACTTTTGTTTATGCCATCGCAGTTGGTGGTGGCGGTGGTGGTAATGCTAGCGGTTCAGGTGGAGCAGGTGGTGTTGCTTGGGGATGGACACTTGCAAACTCAACTTGCATAGTTGGTACTGGTGGAAATAACGGAATTGGTAACTACACACGCTATGGAAACATTATTGCTGGTGGCGGTGGAAACATCTGAACTACCAACGGAACAGGAACATTAGGCGGTGGCGCTGGTAGCAGTAACGGAAGCGCAACAGGCGGCACAAATTATTGGGGCATTTCTGGCGGTACTGGTGGAACATCCACATCTCTCAATGGCGGTTCAGGTGGTGGCGGCGGAGGCGGTTTCAATAATACTGCTGGTACTGGTGGTACTGGTGGAGATGGCATTTCAGGCGGCGGTGGTGGTAACTCTGCGACTTCTGGAAGCGGAACAAACATTGCTGGCAAAGGTGGTTCAGGTTTAGCAGGTGGCGGTGGCGGTAGAGCAACAACATCTACAGGAACTTTGACAGGCGGCGTTGGTGGTAATGGAATCAATATCCTTACTGGTGCTATAACAACTGGTGGCACAGCAACTACTGGTACTGCAACAAATGGCGCAGGTGGTGGCGGTGCAGGAATTGTTGGAAATGGAACTGCTGCTTCTGGTCTAAATGGAGGCGCTGGTGGACTTGGTGGTGGTGGTGGTGGTGGCGGAGCAACTGCAAGCGTACAAACAGGCGGCGCAGGAATACTTTACCTTTTTTATTAGGAGATAATTATGACAGTAAACATATATCAGAACCAATCAATTAGTGATAGTCCTTATGGATTAAAGCTGCAACAAACTTTTTCTACGCCTGGAACTTTTTCTGTAACAGTCCCTTCTACTATTAAACGAGTGTATGCAGTTGTTATTGGTGGTGGTGGGTCGGGTAGTGTAGACACACGTGCTACTGGTGGTGGTGCGGGTGGTTATTCTGCTGGTTGGACTTATGTCTCAAATACAGTAACTGTTGGAGCAGGTGGTGTTGGTCCTACTGGTAGCGCTACAGCTTATGGTGTTGTTGGTGGTTCTAGTACTTATGGAATGGTTATGGCGGGTGGCGGTGGTGCAGGACAAATTGCTAACAGTTCTGGAGGTGTTGGTGGAGGTGCAGCATCGCCTGCTGCCGTTACAAATGCTTCAACAGCTTCTTATACAGGAGCTCCACTAGTATCTAGTAGCGTAAACTCTAACGGTTTTCTTGGATATGCAGCCTCTGGTGGTGGAAGTCCAAGCCCGTTTGCTACTGGTACTTCAGTTGGAGGAACGGGCGGTTCTGGTGTCTCTGGTGGTGGAGGTGGTGCAGGAGCAACAACTTCAACTACAAATAATGCAACTGGTGGTGCTGGCGGTTCAGGGCTTATTGGCGGTGGAGGCGGAGGCGCTTATAGCACTGGAGCAAGTTTTACAGGAACAATGCGTGGTGGTGCAGGTGGGACTGGTAATGGTAGTTTAACTGCAGCAGCAGGTTCAGTAAGTATAGCTGGTTATGAGTGTGCTGGCGGCGGCGGTGCAGGTTTTCTTGCTCCAGGTGAACCTGGAGTAGGTGGAACAGGTGGAAATGGTGGTTTAGGCGGAGGCGGCGGAGGTGGAGGAAATCCAAGCGCTATTTCACCAAAAGGCGGTAATGGCGGTGGCGGAGTTGTATTTTTATATTACTAAGGAGATAAAATGAGTGCATCTATTTATGATAATAAGGGTGATACACCTTTAGGTTTAAAGCTGCAACAAACTTTACTTGTTGGAACAACATCAGTGACAATCCCTGCAGGAATTAAAAAAGTGTATGCAGTTGTTATTGGTGGTGGTGGAGCAGGTGGGTCTTCTTCAGCAACTATTGGTGCTGGTAGCGGTGGCGGAGGTGGCTATGCCGCAGGTTGGACATACCCATCAACTTCAGTAACCGTTGGTGCAGGTGGCTCTACAACATCAGGCACTAGAGGAAATAATGGTGACACATCGCTTTACGGAATGGTATTTGCTGGTGGTGGAGGCGGAGGAGCTATCGCTTCTGCTGGTTTTGCAGGAACTCTTGGAGGTGCTGGCGGCGGGGGAGGAGGAACAGCAAACGGTGGTGCTGGCTCAATATCCTACACTGGTGCACCAGCAGGTACTGCTGGAAATCCATCAAATGGTGGTAGTGCATATGGAGCAGGAGGTGGCGGGTATGTTGGTTCTGGCAGTGGTGGCACTGGTGGTTCTGGAGTATCTGGTGGTGGAGCGGGTACTGGAAACGTAACAACTGCTAGTAATACTGGTGGCACTGGTGGTTCTGGTTTAATTGGTGGCGGTGGAGCTGGTGGTTATTCTTCAAATGCCTCATTTACTGCTACAGGCGGCGGCGGCGGTTCAGGTAATGGTGGCTCTGGAGGAACAGGTTCTTCTAGTACAGGTCAAACATCTGGAGGCGGCGGAGGTGGTGCAGGTTTTCTTGCTCCAGGTGAACCTGGAGTAGGACTAAATGGTGGAAACGGTGGTTTAGGCGGAGGCGGCGGAGGTGGCTCGTCAGTTGGTGGTTTAGGCGGTAGTGGTGGCAACGGCGTTGTACTTTTATATTACTAAAAAAGGAGAAATAAAATGGCTACATATGCAGTAATGGGCGGTAATACAGTAATTAATATAATTGTTGCTGAAAATAAAGAAGAAGCATCTATGGTTATGGGCGCAGAGTTAATTGAATACACTGATGATAATCCAGCGGGAATTGGATGGACTTACAATGAAGAGACAGGAAGATTTGTTCCTTTGGAACTAATACCTGATGAGCCTGTAAACTCTACTGATAGCGAATATACTTCAGATACAACCCCATCTTTATAGGAGATTTAAGTGGCTATTGATTTTCCCGCATCTCCAGTACTAAACCAAACATATACTTTTGGTTCCCGTACGTGGAAATGGAGTGGCTATGGATGGATGGCGGTTACTACTACCTATGGTCCTCAAGGCGTACAAGGTATTCAAGGAACTCAAGGTCTGCAAGGTCTTTTAGGAACTCAAGGATTAATTGGAACCCAAGGAACTCAAGGATTGCAAGGCACTTTAGGTACTCAAGGCACTTTAGGTAGTCAAGGAACCCAAGGTACTGTTGGTAGCCAAGGCACTTTAGGTAGCCAAGGCACTCAAGGCACTGTTGGTAGCCAAGGAGTACAAGGAATAACAGGTACACAAGGTGTTCAAGGTACTCAAGGCACCCAAGGTTTACAAGGAACTCAGGGAACTACTGGTATTCAAGGCTATACAGGTTTACAAGGAGTAGTAGGTACACAAGGTGTTCAAGGACCACAAGGCACACAAGGTATTCAGGGAATACAAGGTGTGCAAGGTACACAAGGTGTAAATGGAAACCAGGGCACTATCGGTACTCAAGGTTTACAAGGTGTTCAAGGTACTCAAGGTACTCAAGGAATCCAGGGTACTCAAGGTAAAATTGGAGATGATGGATTTGTTGCTCAAACAGAACCACCAACAAATACAAGTTTACTATGGTTAGACACAGATGAACCTGCTGCCAGTTTAAATTTAGGAACTACTTCTTCTCCTGGAATTTTGCAATTAACCGACTCAACATCATCAACTTCTACAACAACTGCTGCTACTGCTAATGCCGTAAAGACTGCCTATGATGCTGCAATAATTAACCCGTACGTTGCAAAATACACAGGTGTTTATTATAAAACACCAATTACTTCTTTGTTAAGTACTAATATCGTTAATAACGATACCTATTACACTCCAATTTTTGTTTCACAAACAACATCTTTTGATAGGTTGGCACTAAGAACAGCATCAGCGTTTGCAGGAACATCAACGGTAAGATTAGGTATTTACAGCGATATAAATGGCGCTCCATCAACTTTGATATTAGATGCTGGAACAGTTATTTGCACCGCCGCTACAACTATTTATGAAATCACAATATCTCAATCTTTACAACCTGGTATTTATTGGCTGGCATTCTGCCAACAAGAAACAGCGCCAACACAGCCTTACTATACTGGAAATGGGTTAGGCGGAACCTTAACAATGAACGGTTTTATTTCAGGAGAAGTGGTGCCAAATTCAAATCAAATATGTGGATTTGTTCAACACACAGTAACTGGAAGTTTTGCTAATGCTACATCGTTATATGCAAATGTTATAACTCCTTATGTATGGATTAGGGCAACATGATGAGTAAAAAAATAACCTACGGGATTGGCGGCTATGACCCATCAAAGCCAAATAATAATATCGTTGAAGAAATTGACATCCCAAATCAGGAGACAGAATAATGGCTCAACTTAAATATTGGAATGGCTCCGCTTGGGTTACAGCTGTTATTGGAGCACAGGGCATACAAGGACCTCAAGGAACCACTGGAGCACAAGGACCTCAAGGAACCACTGGAGCACAAGGACCTCAAGGAACAACGGGAATCCAAGGTGCTCAAGGACTACAAGGCGCAACTGGTTCACAAGGCGTTCAAGGAATAACAGGTAGTCAAGGTTCAATCGGAACGCAAGGTACTATTGGATTATTTAATGTCGTTTATACACAACAAGGAACCTTAACTTTAACAAATGGATTAACTCGCTATTATTTTGAAAGTTCAAGAACTATCACGCTAGTTCGCGCAAGTGTAGGAACAGCACCAACAGGTTCAAGTGTTATTGTCAATTTATACAAAAACGGGTCAAGCATAGGAACAACAACAATTGCTGCAGGTGCATTTACTGGAACATCAACACCATCAACATCGGTTGTTTCAGGCGATTACATTACCGCAAGCGTTACGCAAATCGGTTCAACTATTGCTGGAACTGATTTAACTATTGCTTTGACAGTTGCGTAGGGAGTAAATATGGCTGGTGGATATGGTGGTTTGTTTGATTATAATGGCTACACAAGCGTGCCATCAGGAAGTGTCAGTACACTTGGTGGTTCTATTCCAAGAGGCTCATACTTAATTGTGTCTATCAACGCATCAACAAATTTATCTTCTATGTCAATTTCAGACAGTGGGGGTGGAACTTGGGTTACTGCTGTTCCTTATGAAGCAACAAACTTTGTTACACAAACTTGGATTAGAACAACAGTAGGAAATGGTAGTTCTCCCACAATATCCCTTACTGGCACATCGTCTGGCAATTATTCAATAATACTTCTTGGAACTCGTTATACTGGCGTAAACGGTACCGTTTCTTCATCTGTATCGGGAGCGGCATCTGTGTCAACTGCAGTAATCACTTCCCCAGCGACAACCAGCGAAGGCGATGTAGTATTTAGCGTTGGAACTACAACTCCAGGTAGATTAAGTAGTGCTGGAAGCGGATATACATTGGCTTACAATCTTAATATTCTTGGAATGCAAATCATTCAACAGTATCAAGTTGCCACAACGGTTGGAACGAGTTACACCACGCAGTTTGGACCTAACATTGGTGACTACAACAAAATTTCCTCTTTTGTAATTAAAAATACACCAGCAACGCCCTTCGCTGGTTGGGGAATACCTTTAATTTAAGTATGTAGTAAAATAAATACAGGAAGAAGGCGAAATGAATCTAGTACAGAGGGCAGTTAAACATGGCGGCAAGTTAGCGCCATTAGTAATTTCAGCTGAAGTAACTGGTGGCACTGGTCTTATGAACCCCTCCATCTTTATAGATGATGATGGAGATATCCTCTGTATTTTGCGCCATATAAATTACACTCTTTATCACTCTGAGAATGACCAAAGATTTCCTTCTTGTTGGGGCCCACTGTCTTATCTTCATCCAGAACAAGACCAAAAACTACGAACAACCAATTACTTTTGCAGATTAGATTCAGAATTTAATGTAATTAACTATACAAAAATTGATACTTCTTTATTAGATGTAGAGCCAATATGGGAATTTGTTGGGCTAGAAGATGCTCGCTTAGTTAAATGGGATGGTAAATATTACGGCACGGGAGTTCGCAGAGATACAACCACTAGCGGTCAAGGCCGTATGGAGCTTTCTGAACTAGAGATTGATAAAGAAAATTGGACTGCAAAAGAAGTATCTCGTATAAGAATTCCTGCTCCAGTTGATGAGAATTCTTATTGCGAAAAAAATTGGATGCCTATACTGGATAAACCTTACACATATATAAAGTGGTCTTCTCCAACAGAGGTTGTAGAAACAAAACCCTCTTTGCCCCCATTTTGTGAGCAAATAGCTGTTGTTCAAGGAATTATTCCTACTGCAGATTTACGTGGGGGCTCACAAGTTATAACTTGGGGAGATAAATACATCGCTATTACCCATGAAGTACTTCTTTCTAGTAATTATATGGGACAAAAAGATGGGGTATACAGACACAGATTGTGCGTATGGGATTCTTCATTCAAACTTGTAGGAGTTTCACCAGAACCTTGGTCGTTCTTAAATGCAAAAATTGAGTTTGTATGTGGAGCAACAGTGTATGAAAACGACCTGTTACTTTCTTGGGGGTTCCAAGATAACGCTGCAATGGTCCTACAAATTCCTGGTAGCCTAGTTGATGAAATGGTTACAGAGGCGCTCAATGGAAATTAAGAACTTAATAGTTCAATTATCTAACGACCCTTTTAGCCCTGAACTTAATTTAAAAATTGCAGAAGAGTATGAGCGAATAGGACAAACTGCATCTGCTGTATCTTTTTATTTAAGAACAGCTGAACATGGGTATTACACGCATCACGACTATGTATACGCTGCTCTATTAAAATCAGCTCACTGTTTTAGTAACCAAAAAAACCGTGAACATACAGTACAAAATCTTTACTACAAAGCTATTGCTTATTTACCTAGTAGACCTGAAGCGTGGTTTTTATTTTCACGGTATTTTGAACAAACCAAAAAGTGGCAAGAATCATATACCTACGCTCAAGTTGGGTTATCTTTATCTGAACTTAATCTAAACCAATTACCTATCTGGGTTGGTTATCCTGGGCGTTATGGCCTACTGTTTGAACAAGCAGTAAGTGCTTGGTGGGTAGGAAGACAAGACGAAAGTAAAGTTTTATTAAATGACTTACTAGATAACTATGAGATGTCTGAAGAGTATGTAAATGCGTGTCTTAACAATTTAAGGTTGTTCTAATGTTTCCAAACTGGTTTAAAAATGTTTCACAGTTCTTTGAGGCGCATACTCCACAAGTACCTTTGCGAGTATTACAAATAGGCACTTACACTGGAGATGCTACCGAATGGCTGTTAAATAACCGTGAAGTAGAGTTTATTCACGACGTTGATACTTGGGAAGGCAGCGATGAAGAGCAACATCACACTTTAGATTTTAAATCAGTAGAAGAAGTATATGACTCTAGGTTTAAAGAAACCTCTAAAGTACAAAAGTTTAAAATGACTAGTGATGAATTTTTTGCTCAGGTGTCTAATTTATCTTATAATTTTATTTACATTGACGGTGACCATACCGCGCTTCAAACAGCGCTTGATGGATTAAACGCGTTTAAACTATTAGAGCCTGGCGGAGTTATTGCTTTTGATGATTACGGTTGGGGTTACGGTGGAAAACCTTTTTTAGAGCCTAAAAGAGGCGTTGATGCTTTTATGTCTATATGTGAAGGAGAAGTTAAATGTATAGCTCACGGATACCAGGTGTGGTTTGAACGCTTGCTTTGAGGTTTTTCATACTGACCTTGGAAACAAGGCACGTAATGATTCCTACACAAACATAGTTACTCAAATGTCATTTCTTCCTAGACTTGGCTCCTCAACTATTTACTTAAATACGTTAAAAAAAGTAGACGAGTTTAAATCTGCACACCCATCATTTATAACTAATACTGTAGAAAATTACTGTAAACCTGGAGAAAATTGGCCGTCTAATGCAGGAGTAGTTGGAATATGGGCAAGCAACTATTTAGCTTATAAAGCTTTTTTAAAGACAGATTATGAGTGCCTAGTTGTGTTTGAAAATGATGCAGTTCTTAGTAAAAACATTAAAACTATGTTAAATAGATATTCAAATGAATTGCCTTCTAATTGGGATTTCTTTTCATTTTTTGTACCTGATGACTCTTTATTTGCGTATAACGCAGGTAACCACGATATTGGAAAAGACAACATATGCGTTTCTTACCAACAGTGGTCTTGTGCAGGATACATGGTCAGTAAACAAGGTGCTCAAAAAGCTATTTTAGACATAGAGTCTCGCGGTATTAACGCCCCTATAGACTGGTACATATTTAACTTTAGGATGAAACCTGAAGAGTCTCAAATGCGGTTTAATACTTATACAGTAAAACCAAGTAGCTATAGGCCAATTAAACTTATACAAGGCGTTTTTGAACAAAGTCAAATCCACAATGGCAGCACAGAAATTTATCCTTAGCACCACAATCAAGGGTATTTTTGAGACAATGAGAGCGTCTGCCTCTTACCGTGGGATGGGAATACATTAATGTCAATGTTTGGAATACCAGCGTCTAGCCGTAGACAAATTCCTGATACTCCCACAATTGGTACAGCAACAGATGTCGGAACTTCTAGAGCGTATAACAATGGCGCAGCAATAGTTTCTTTTACTTCTAGCGCTGTTGGGTTTGAAACAGAGTCTTACACAGTTACCTCTAGCCCTGGTGGGTTTACCGCTACAGGAGCTTCTTCACCTTTAACTGTTACGGGTTTACAATCTAACGTTGCTTACACATTTACAGTAACTGCTACAAACTTTGTAGGAACAACTTCAGCTTCTTCTGCTTCAAATAGCATTACTGCTACAACCGTCCCACAAGCTCCAACTATTGGAACACCAACTCTTGCAAATAGTCAGGCATATACAGGTTCTGCAAATATTGGAGTTGTGTTTACTGCAGGCGCAACTGGTGGAAAATCAATAACTAGTTACAACGTAATTTCATCTAGCGCAAATACTGGCTCAGGAGCTACATCTCCTATCTCTGTTTCAGAAACTGTTGGAACAGCACGGACATATACAGTTACTGCATCTAATTCCAACGGGACAAGTTTGGCATCTTCTGCAAGTTCTTCAATCACCCCATCTTCTGTTCCTCAAACTCCAACAATTACCTCAGTAACTAATGTTGGTGGACGTCCTGCGTCTTCACCACAAGCAAGTGTTGCTTTTACGGGTAATGCAACGGGTGGTTCAGCTATTACTGGATACACAGTAACCTCTTCAAGTGGCGCATCAAATACAGGAGCTACATCTCCTATAGTGGTGACTGAATCTGGAACAAACACATATACATACACAGTTGCAGCAACTAACGCAAGGGGCACATCTATTGCATCAACTGGTATCAATGCGTTTATTGCCTCTGTTCCAACACCTCCTACTATTGGCACTTTGTCAAACGTAACAGGTATTGCTTATGGCTCTAATCCGCAATTTACTTTAACTTTTACTGTACCAACAAGTACAGGTGGTTCTGCAATTAGCGCTTATAAGTACTCTACAGATGGCGGTACTACTTACGCTACCGCATCAGGAACAGCAAGCCCGTTAACATTGACAACTCAAAGTACCTCTGGAACTCCAGCATTTGTAGCAGGTAGTTCTTATACAGTTATTCTTAAAGCAGTTAATGGAAATGGAGATGGAGAAGCTTCCTCTGCAAGTAATTCTGCAACTGCGGCAACTGCTCCAAGTACTCCAACGTTTGCACTTACTAGCAGTGGCAACACAAACATCACAGGAACCTATACCTATAACACTGGCGGATTAGCGGTAACTTCTTACGCTTCAACCATTTCACCAACAATATCTACAACAATTGGTGGTACAAGCCCAGTAGGAAATGTTTCTGGAGCTTTAACCTACACAGCCTCTTACGTACAGGGAACTCAATACACTGTTCCATTAAGCATCACTAATGCTATTGGTACTGCAACAGCTACTTCTCAAACCATTACTCCGTTTGCAGCAACAGCTCCTGGTGCACCTGCCAGCTTAAGTGCCGCTGTAGCAAGTACCACATCTGTAACTTTAACTTACGGTGCTATTGCCCAAAATGGTTCAGCACTTACCGCATGGACAGGCAGCGGTACAAGCACTGGAGACATTGTTTCTACTCCTGCAATTAATCTAACTTACTCTGGAACACCTAGCACTGCAGGCAGTACCGTTACGGTTACGGGAGCATTTGCAGCAACAACCTCATACACATTTACTTTAAAAGTACGTAACTCTGTAGGAGCAAGTTCTACAGTTACATCTGGAAGCGTCACTCCACTCCCAGTAATTACTGACAACTTTAATAGAACAGGTGTATCTTTAGGAACATCTTCTTCTGGAAGTGCTTGGACAAGTTTACGTGGAACATGGGCAACTAACGGAACACAAGCAGTTTCAAGTGATGCTGGTTCTACCTATGCGCTTTCTTCCGTGGCTTTTGGTAATGCTAATACTACAGTCTCTGCAGATGTTTCAGGTGGAACTGGAGTTGCATTTTGGGTAACAGACTCAGGCTCATGGTGGGCAGCAACTACCTACTACAATCAAACGGTTAACAGCACATATAACTCTTGCTGCTCTACTTCACCTGTTTGTAGCCCAGGTTCATACCCAATTGACTATGGTGCGGCTAACTGCGTCGCTACTCCAGGAACAACCACGTACTCTTACCAAGGAGCATCAACGTCGTCTCGGTCTTGTGATTCTGGTGGAGGTTCAACCAGATGTAGTGGAGCAACTGGCGGTGCAAGTATCTGCTACGTACTTTCTTACACGTGTCCTTCTGGACAGAGCTACTCAGGAGGGTCCTGTTACTCCAACTATTATCCTTATTATGTAACTAGTAACAAACCCACTTGTTCGGAAACTACTTACACAGCTGCATTTAATTACAGTTGTAGTGGAAGTTGTTCTGCTGGTCAAAGCGGTCCATACACTGGTAGCTCTCTTGGTCTATCACAAGCGTCATGCTGGTGTGGCACTACCTCTGCGACTACTTACAACTGTACTTGTTCTCAAGGAACGCCTTCGTCTACAAATACCTCAAGCGCTACATGTAGCGGTACGGGGTATTGCACTTACCCAAATTGCTCCAACTGCGGTGGTGGTACAATTGATGTTTGTAATGCCTGTTATCAGGATGTTTACAGCCAGTATTACTATTTAAGACTGTACTCTTCTGCATCTGGAACTGTAACTACACCAGTATCTGATGTAAACTTAGGAGCTCCAGCTGCAGCAATTAAAGTTATTACCTCTGGAAATAACGTTACAGCTCAAGCTTACTCCAATACCTCTATGACTACTCCTTTGGGAAGCGCTTTAACAGCTACTAATACTGGAACAAAAGGCACATCTAGCGGTATTATAAAGACCCCATCAAATTATTCACAAGGAACAACTGTAGACAACTTTTCTACGGGAGCATAAGGAGAACAAAATGGCAGATAAACCAAGACCAGCACGTCCTTGGGACTTGTTTAACAAAAACATAGGCAGAGTGCAAACAGAAATTGCGGATGAAAGATTTGCAATCTGTAAAGCATGTCCAAAACTTTTACCTACAGGAAACTGCAAAGAATGCGGTTGTTTTATGTCAGCAAAAGTCAAACTTCCAAATGCTTGGTGTCCACTGCACAAGTGGGAAGCTATTGAAGTAGGGTATAGAAAAGAAGTTTATGCTAATATTACCTCTGAAGAAGTAAAGGAATCTACAAATGACAACTGATACCCCTAGTGCAACTAACAACGATATTGCTGCTGCAGCTCATGCTGCGGAACAAGAAGGCAAGTCTGTTCCTCTTCCACCAATTAAAGTAGCTTTTGTTATTGATGGTGAGTTAGTAGATGTTCTACACACTGATGAAAGATTAGGCGCTATATTTTTAAGCGAACCTACAATTTTAGATTTAACAGATACCTATGATGAAAAAAATCCAATACCTGTAGGTTCTATGTATGACGTTACAACAAACACTTTTACACCACCTGGAATTCAACAACCAACTGACTAGTTACTCCCAATAGGAGGGCAACCCTATTAAGGAGACCAAATGCGTGGTACGAAAGTACAAGGCAGGTTTAAAATTGACTACGAAAGTAAGTCAATGGATGAAGGCATCGTTGATGAACTTCGTGACCCTGTTGGTACTACCGTATCTTGGTGGGTTTGGGACCAAGCATATTTAAACGCAAATCCTGGTCTAGTTGTTGATGATATCTACGATGTATCAAGTAGCACTCCTGGTGAAGGAAGACGTTGGAAAACCCCATTTGAACTTCCAGTTATCATGGCTCAACAACTGCGTTCTACAAATATTATGAACGAACGAGGATTTTACGTCACAGATACTTTGCGCCTTGTTGTATCAGTTGCTGACATAAACTTACTTCTTCCAGCATTGGTTACAGACCCAACAACCCACATTAAAGACCGAGTTATATTCCAAGACAAAGCATTTGTTCCTACACGAGTTATGCCACGTGGAAGATATAAAGAGCGCTATTCTGTAGTTACTATTGACTGCAACCAGGTTAACTCCGAAGAGCTTGTCAATGACCCACAGTTTCAAACTTATGCTTCATCAAGTGTTGTGGGTAGGCTTGATGGAGGACTGGGATATGGTGCTGGAAGCTATGGTAGCTATGGATATGGAAGGTAATTATTGTGCCGTTAATTAAACCTGCAGATGGAGATTTAAATTGGGATGTAAGTCTCAATGCTGCTCTTGACTATTTAGATGGTCAAACAACATTGAAATCTCCTATTGCTAACCCAACCTTTACTGGAACTGTAACTATTCCAGTTTCTAACATTACTTCATATCAAAAAGTTGCTGTGGCTGCAGTTACAACTCCTATTACAGCTGCTACTTACACTGTTCCAGTAACAGATACCTATGTAATTTTTAATTCAGCTTCAGCTGTGTCTGTAACACTTCCTGCAGCTGCATCATTTGTTGGGCGTACGTTGAGCTTTAAAACAATCAATACAGGTGCAGTAACTTCAGCGGCATCTAATGTGGTTGCGTTAGCAACATCCACAGCTGCTGCAACACTTTTCTCTGCTAACACTGCAGGGAAATGGACAACCCTAGTTAGTAATGGGACTAACTGGGTAATAATGGCACAGAACTAAAGGAGATAGACATGTCAGAGTTTGAAGACGACATCATTGATGATGTTAACTTTGAAGAATTTGAGCCTGAATTAGATGAAGACCTGTTTGATGAAGAGTTTGATTTTGAAAACGACAATGACGAAGAAGAAGAAGGAGACAGCTAATGGCAAAGCTACCAGCACCTAAAAAAGGCAATGGCAAAGTAGAAAAGGTCATGAAGGAAGCTAAAGCAGGCAAACTTCATTCTGGCTCAAAAACTGGTCCTATTGTTAAAAACCCTAAACAAGCAATTGCTATTGCTTTGTCTGAGGCTAAGAAAGCAAAGAAGAAAAAGAAGTAATGACGCCAGAATGTAAATGTGGCAACTGTGGCTGCGGCAAAAAAAACCCAAGCTAAAGTTGAAAAGCCAGTCACTCTGGCTATCAAGGTCCCAGGCAAGCCTGCACGGGAAACTCATAAGATTTCTAAAAACAAAAACGGTGACGTAATTGTTGACCATACAAACCGTGATAAAGGAAAGTATGACAAAATAAACCTCACCAAAAAGGCTGGGGCTAAAACCATCAAACAAGGTGTTGCTGCTACAAAGCAGTGGCACAGAACTCAAGGGAGATAAGTATGTGTGCAACATGTGGATGCGGAATGAAAGGCAAAATGTCAGGCAAGAAGCCTATGTCAAAGGCTGCTGATAAGAAGCAAGATGCCAAAGCAAAAAAAGGAATGACACCTGCTCAAAAGAAAAAGTTTGAAGCGGCTGATAAGAAGATGGATAAGAAGAAACCATCAGCTAAAGAAGACGTTAAAATGGACAAGGCTTTAGCCAAAAAGATTAAAAAGAAGTAAGTAGTTAGGCCCCTCAAGTAGGGGCCTTTCTTCTATCATTGCATTATCAGTAACCCGCTGCGGGCCTGTGCAGTCCCAACTGCTTGCGTTGTATAAGGGGTTTATCCATGTTGTCTTGCCTTACCCAAAAGAAGGTACACAATGGCTAACACCCACGCTCATACAGCGCTTGATAAAAGCAGTCATGAAACTGCTAAATATCTTTCTACACACCTTCGCAATGAAGCAAGCGCAGCTGGCTGGCCTGACCATATTGTTGGTCGTATGAAAGTCCATTACCACGAAGGCGAATTTAAAATTGCCGCTCACCCAAAGCATACCAAGCAAATTAACGACTTGGAATATGGAACTACAGATAGCCGCCCAACTGCAGCTATGCGTCGGTTCTCTAATAACCTTTCTGAAGCTGAAGAGTTCTTTGTTGGAAGAATGATGCACCATATGGGAGGCGAGCTATGACCTTTCTTATCTCTGAGGATGAAGCTTTACGTAACCTTCTTTTGGGTATGACCGTAGTTGACCAAAAGTCAACTACTGACTCTACCTCTCGTAGCGTTAAAGTTTACTTTGGGCAACCTGACCAGGAAATCCGTGAGCAGTCATACCCGTACATCACAATTGACATGATTGATATTTCAGAAGACCCTGCACGTGCACACCGTGGATTAACTAAACCTTCTTATTTGCCAGACCCTTCTACAGACCCATCAGGTAGCGGGGTTTATAACGCAGAAACACAAAGTTGGTATATCCACTGGCCTATCCCAGTAAACATTGATTATCAAATTACTACCTATTCACGTCAACCTAGACATGACCGTCAACTTTTAGGTCAAATGTTAAGCAAAAAGATTCCGATGCGGTTCGCTGTATTGGAGCCAGATGACGGAACCGTCCGTCGTTTGGACCTTCTGGACGTTTCAAAGCGAGACGTTACAGAGCAAGGAAAGCGTTTATTTGTAAATGCTTTTACTGTGAGAGTCTCATCCGAGATTACATCACAAACCTATACTCAAGTGTACAAAACGTTGCACGTTATCGGTACTGGCACAAAAGGAAAGTTTGTTCAAGGACAAGCTTCTTATCCATTTACTGCCGTTGATTCATGGACTAATTCGTAAACAATAAGGAACCCCTACCCAACTAGTTAGGAGAAAACAATGGCTTATAGCCGTCCAGGTGTTTATATTACAGAACGCCTACTACCCGCACCACTCAACAATGGAGCTTCAGCTAACGCTGCAGGCGCTGTTGCTGCCCCATTTGCACAAGGTCCTGAAACAGTAACTCTTGTTAACTCATGGTATGAATTCACCAAGTATTTTGGTGGATACAACACAGCTTACCCAGCAACATTTGGTATAGCTCAATTCTTCAACAATGGCGGTCGTGAACTTTACGTAAAGCGCATTCTTGCCTCAAACGCAGTTGCTGCAACTGTAAACGTTCAAACTTCTGGAGCAGTTACTGTTGTTACAGCTACTGCTAAAAACCGTGGAGTTGATGGAAACAATCTTCGTGTTACGGTTGACCCAGGCACTGTTTCTGGAACTTACACACTGACTGTTTACAAAGAAACTGTTGCTGGAACTGGCTCAGATATTACAAACGATATTTTGCTTGAACGTTATGAAAATATTATTTTTAATCCATCTTCTTCTGCTACATCTGATTATGCAGCTACTGTGGTTAACACAGTCTCTTCTTACATCACACTAAGCAACTTTGCTTCTGGAACCCCAGTTATGACATCTCCATACCCATTAACTACAGGTTCTGATGGAACTGCTGTAGCTTCTACAGACTACACTTCATACTCTTCAACAGCTGCAAGCGTGTGGAATGAATTTAGTTCAGTTAATCGTCCATTGGTTATGTTTACACCAAATATTTACGCAACAATTGCTTCTCTACAAGCAACAGTTATTAACGATGCTGCTTCTTGGGCTGATTCAAATAACGGGTTTTATATTGCTGAAACAGCAGCGGGACTTACTGTGGACAATGCAATTGTTGCTGCACAAGGTTTTGGTGGCAAAGGAACTACAGCCGTGTACTACCCACACACATACGTTTCAGACCCAGTTGGTCGTGGAAATGGTGCGTTGCGTCTTGTAGGCCCATCAGGAGCTATGGCTGGTATATACCTATCAGTTGATGCAAGCACAGGTGTGTTTAAAGCACCTGCAGGCCTTCGCACACCTGTTGCTGGAGTTGTAGCTTTAGAGCGTAACTTTACCACAACAGAACTAGACCGTATGAATAACGGATTGCCTGCTGCAGGAACAGGTTCTGTTTCTCCAGTTAATCCACTTCGTCAAATCCCTGGTGCAGGAATCTGTCCTATGGGTGCTCGTACACTTCTTCAAGATGGAACAGCTAACAAGTATGTAAACATGCGTCGCTCTTTGATTTATATCAAAGCTCGCTTGCGTGTATTAACCCAATTTGCAATTTTTGAAAATAATGATGCAACTTTGTGGTCAAACATTAACGCTACATTAGATTCATTCTTGAATGAGTATCGCAACCAAGGTGGACTTAGCGGAACAACTGCTGCACAGTCTTACTTCATTAAGTGCGATGCTGAAAATAACCCAGCTTCATCTATTGCAAATGGTGAAGTACATATCCAAGTTGGCGTAGCTTTGCAGTATCCTGCAGAGTTTATCGTCATTGACCTCAGCCAAAAAACGCTGAACTAACCGAAGGAGATAACTAACTATGGCTATAGTTAACAATCGCTCAAACCTGAAGACAGACCCATTACGTAACTTTAGGTTTTTGGTTACGTTCAAAGCACTTGCTGGAACAGAGTCAACTGCAAGCACAGCAACCAATGCTGTTGCATCAGCAACTATGGGCTTTACTTCAGTATCAGGAATGGCTGTTACAACAGACTCTATTCCTTACCGTGAAGGTGGTTACAACACCACTGTTCACCAAATCCCAGGACAAACAACGTTTGCTCCTATCACACTACAACGCGGTGTAATGCTAGGTGCTAATGACACTTGGGGTTGGATGCGTAACCTATTTGCTACTGTGCAAGGTGGCGGAACTCGTACTGCATTAGAAAACTTCCGTATGGATTTAGAAATTGCAGTTCTTTCTCATCCAATTCCTGGAGTTGGCGGAGAAGCAAGCGGACAAGCAGCCGCTCCAACAGACCATACAGCTATGCGTTTTCACGTGTACAACTGCTGGCCTACATCACTTGCTTATTCAGACCTAAATGCAGGCGACAATGCTCTACTCGTAGAGCAGATGACTCTTGTGCATGAAGGTTTTGATGTTAACTTGGGAACATCGTTAGCATCAACAGGACAAGCTGGAACAACATTTGGTACAGCAGCAGGAACCCCATAACAATACTAATATAACAAAGGATAAAAATGACGAATACAATTAATGCAGCGGCTAATCCCGCAATGGCTAACAACATCTTAAACCAGGTGATTAATGACGCACCTACCAATGATTTCAACCCAGAAATCAAATCTCCTTTGGAAAACATGGTTGACCTTCCTGGCGGGTATATAACACCTGCTGGGGAGGTTCTCCGTGTAGCAGAAGTAAAAGAACTGAACGGTAGAGATGAGGAAGCTATTTCTAAAACATCTAGCGTTGGAAAAGCTCTTTTGACTATTTTGCAACGTGGAACAGTGAAGATTGGCAATATTGATGCTACAGACGAGGTATTAGATAACCTCCTTGCTGGAGACCTTGATGCTCTTCTTCTTGGAATTATCAAAACTACTTTTGGAAAAGAAATTGATATTCCGTCGTACTGTGAAAAGTGTGCAGACTACAAGCTAGTTACAGTAGACCTTGATGACGACATTAAATTTAAGCTTCTTTCAGACCCAATTAACGACCGCGTTTTTACGGTACAGGGAAAAAAGAATCTTTTTACAGTTCGCCTTCCTTCTGGTTTTACTCAAAAAGCATTAATTAATAGCGCGGATAAAACTGAAGCAGAACAAACAACAGTGTTACTTGAAAACACTGTTATTAAAATTGATAACGACCCAGTCTATAGCGCTATTCAAGTTCAAAACTTAGGTTTAGCGGATAGAAAAAAAATTGTAAACGAAATCAGCGCAAAAGTTCCTGGACCTCAGTTTACTGACATCGCAGTGACTTGCCCTGATTGCGAAGGTGAGGTAACGGTTTCCATTAATTTGGCAACCTTGTTTCGCCTGTAGTTATACCTCCTACCTGGAACTATTTTCAGAGTGGGCAGCAATAACTGAATTACACAATGGATGGACACTATCTGACATAAAAGATATGTCAGTAAGAGAAAGACGCAATTGGTTACAACTAGCCAAGGCAAAAACGGAAAGGATGAGTAATGGCATTTAACTTTATGGGCAACGTAAAAAGCCTTACTTCTAACGTTTCTTCTCTTAAGAAAGAGCTTTCTGGTGTCTATGACATCCTAAGTAAAATAAAAGGAATTGGGCCAACAGCATTTGGAGACGTCAATGCTGCTATTCATAATGGTGGTCAGTTTGGTAACGGAACTGGCACACCATTATTTTCAAAAGCAACTAACATTCCAACAACCAAACCAAAGTTTGGCAATCAAAACACAGTTCCTGCATCTCAACCTTCTTCTCAAAGCCAAGTAAATAATTACACTGCGTCAGCACTTCAAACTCAGTATTTAGGTGCTGGAATGAGAGCAGCAAGATTCGGTATTGCAGCAGGTGTTGCTCAAACAGTTACTGGAGCAATTGGTGGAGCAGCGGGTATGCTTCCAGATGTTGGAGCCGTAGCAACAAGAGCTGGTTCGTTCTATGGCTCTTCAGCTATGTTTGGTGGAACTAATAGGACTCAAAACCAACTAAGCACAATGGCAGCCATGAAGGGCGGCATTACAGGCCCTATGGGTACTGCCGAAGCTTTCGGTACTCTTACTAATTACAGTTATATGCCTGGCAGTGCAAATATGAAAATGGGACTTGGTCAAGTTGGTGCTGCCGCAAAAGCGTTGAATATGGATAACGCAACTGCCGCAAATGCAATTGGTGCTTTGTCTACAGGAAGTATGGGAGCTCAGCTCTACCAGTACGGTATTCGTCAATACGATGACAAAGGCAACTTACGTACCCCTGGAGCAATTGCAAAAGACGTCATGCAACGTGTGTTTTATCCTGGGCAAGATGTAAGCAAAATTGGCGCAGAGCAATTTGCAAAAGACTCAATGGGTATGAACCTTGATTACCAACTCTCCACCATGGGAATTACGGGTGAAACGGCCCGCATAATGAAAGCATCCATGGGACAAGTTGCCGCAGGTAAAAGTGGAGAATTAAAAGACTTTAATACTAAAGACAATCCGTTAAATCCTTTTTACAAAATTACTGGTTCTGAAGAAAAATTAACTCAAAAGTCTGAAAAAGGATTACTTGCAGGAGCAAACACTGCTGCAGATGCGTTAGTAAAATTAAACGCTGCATTAGAGCACACGCCTGAACTCATCCTTGCGATGAAAGGTGCAATGCAAACCTTTACAGGAAGTAAAGCTGGTGGAGGAATCAGCGGAGCTATTAGCTCTGTTGTTGCTGGTGGAGCCTCAATTGCTCAAAATGTGTTAACTCTAAAAGCTTTACAAACACTTGGGGGTAAAGCGGGTCCAATGGCTGGAAGGGCACTTTCAAAAGGAGTTAAAGGTAGTGTGGCAGGAACTGTTGCGACCTTGGGCGGAGAAGCACTTCAACATGGAGCAGCACATGGAAGCCTCAGAAGTCGTGCAGGAAATGCCGCAAAATGGGGTGGAACTGCTTTTGGTGCAACTGCACTAATCAATGCAATTCCTGGTATAGGAAACGTTGCCTCTGGCGGAATTACTGCTCTTGCTTCAGGTTTAGGTTTCTTATTAGGTGGACCAAACGATGGTTTTTCAGCTTCAGTAGGAAGTTCCTCACAAGGAATGGTTAACCCCTCATCTATGAGTGGTGCTAGCTCTGTTCCTATGGCAATGCCAGTTCCTGGGTCTGCAATGGCAGCAACTTCTGCATCCATTAGCAGTGGAGCGGGTTTTGGAGCAAAAGACCCTTCAATGACAACTATGACAGGAGCAGTCAATTACCACACAGGTGAAGATACCCCTATGGCAATTGGCACACCAGTTCATGCTCGTTTTGCTGGAACAGTAGTTTCCCGTAACGCAAGTAGAGATTTAGGGATATCGGTAGAGATTGACCATGGCGACGGGTACTCCTCTATTTACGGTCACTTAAACCAAAAATCTGTGCGTGTTGGTCAGACAGTAAAAGTTGGCGATTTAATTGGAAAGTCTGGAGCTTCTGGACGAGTACGCGGAGCTCACCTTCACTTTGAACTGCGAAAAGGTAAAACCCCTGTTGACCCTAAAACTTATAATCCATATTCACCAAAAGATAAAAACGGTAAAACTAAATCTGGTTCAACAGGTTCTTCTGGGTCAGTTTCTCCAGCAAATGTTGGGGCTGGAGTAAAAGCAAGTGCTAAAGAACTGCACTCCTGGTTAGTATCCCAGGGCCTTAGCGCAAATGGTGCTACAGGTGTTATAGCTAACTTAATTGCAGAATCTGGATTGAAAACAAACAATCCAGGTGATGGTGGAACTTCTAATGGAATTGCACAGTGGCACCTTGGTAGATTAGATAACCTAAAGAAGTTTGCTGCTTCTAAAGGGTTAGACCCGTACAGTATTGATGCACAAAAAATGTTCCTTTTAAAGGAAATGAAAACTTACGGAACAATGTGGAAGCAACTACAAAGCGACAAGATTAGTCCTTTAGATGCAACCGCGTTGTTTATGCGCAAATTTGAACGACCAAAAGACCGAAGTGATTCGGCAGCACAACGTAGAGCTAGCTTAGGTATTGGAGCTATAGAGGGCGGACCTACTGGTGGGTTTAACGCTTCAATAGGAATGGCTTCTACTGGGTTAAACAACTCAGCACAAATGCCAACCTCTGTTGGTAGCTCAAGTTCTGGAACTAACAACGTTTATGTAACATTACAAATTCAACAAGCTAATCAACAAGAAGCCGAAGCATTTGCCAAAACAATAAAGAAGTATCTTGAAAAAGATAACAAAATTCATGAGATGGGACGACGTTAATGGCAGGAAAATGGAAACCAGGTGTACCTGCTCCAGAACGAAAAGACGTAGCTCTTTTAAGTGATGCTAAAAAAGCTGCAAATAAAGCACTTGCTGCCGCAAAAGTTAAAGAAGAAGAAGCAGCAAAACTTTCTACTCTTAAAAAAAGATTAAAAGATTTAGAAAGCACTCAAAAAAAAGCTAAAGCAGATATTACAGCGTATGATAATGCAATTAAAGATTTTCAAACGCGAATAATTAATCTTTGCAAATTGTCTACCCCTTATTTAACACCTTATGGGCCAAGAACGCCAAATGCTGTTGAAGCACAACAGATACTAGACTGGTCAAAAGCTATTGATGTTCGTGTTGCACTAAAGAAAACACTTGCAAACCAACATAAAACAGCTTCTGACCAAATTGCTTCAATAAATAGTGATATTTATAAACTTACTCATTTGTCTACTTCACACATTACTCCTAAAGTTAAATCAAATAATAACAATAACAACGCCTCTAACGGCGCAGATGGGCTAGTTCCTCCCCCTCAACCTAATGCTGATGAAGTAGTCTATGAATATAATGCTCCAATGATTAAAACTGGCTACCTTAATCCTTTTGGCCCACAAGGTAACGCAGTTGCAGACAAAAAATCAATGGCTTCACCTACATTTCAAAATGCAAGAAATGCTTGGAAAGACGCAGTTCCATCTAGAGGAACAATCCAAACCAGTAAAGTATTTGCAGCATCTTTTCCTACAGCAAAGCCAACAAAAACTAAGGGAAGAAGAAAATCTGAGCAACCTTGTGGGTTTAGATTTTTGTATAACCCAACTGATGTGTCTATGGCTTGGGGAATTGTTGATGCGTTTTCACCTGAGTATGCTCAAAGCGGTTCCAATGGAATGTCAGGAGTAGCTATAGGCCTTATGAAAGGCGTCATTAGTTTTAGTTTACTTTTAAACCGCATAGGTGATATGAATTACTTAAATCAGTACGGTTTAATGACCTCAGTTGATACTTCCGCTTTTGTTCCTGGAGTAGACCCAGCGCAACGCAATTCTGCATACAACAAAGCTTATGCAGCTTCAAACCCATACCCAGAAACAGTTTCAATTGAAGACCAACAAAGTATTTACACCAGAGGCACAATGTATGATTTAGAATACCTGTTTAGAGCTATGGGAGGACCATACGCACAATATGAATCTGGACTAAATGGGTTAACTGCTGATGCAGGTTGGTTACAGCCAATACCTCTAGAGTTACACTTAGGAGCAGGTCTTAGATACCTAGTTCGCGTGTCTTCTTTAGATGTAAAACACATCATGTTTAATGACCGAATGGTCCCAACTCTTTCAACAGTCAATCTAACTTGCACTCGTTATTACGATTCTCCAGATGCATTTGATAACTCTTGGTACGCTCCTGAATCAGCTACAAACTAAATTACGAAAGGTTAAATAAATGATATTTCTTGATAGTCGTTACGCAGATGCCACAATCTTTAAAGCTAGGGATGCAAGAACGTCTCAGTTTAATTTAACTGCTTTTAGAACTTGGCCTTCTTACACAACGCGGTACTTCATTTATGAGTGGGTTGAAAATGACCGTTTGGATAATTTAGCAAATAAATTTTTATACAACTCAAACTTGTGGTACAAAATTCTAGACATTAATCCCGAGATTATTGACCCAACCGTTATTTCTCCTGGTACACAGATACGGATACCAAATGCGTGACCCAGAAATTCAAAATAGATACGGGAATGCATTTGAAGTTACTTTTCCTGATTTTCCAGGATTTGACCAAACACCGTACTCGTTTACGCTCATACAAAAAATGGGCCACCATGATACCGTTCAGCTTTTTTACAGCTCTTTAAACATAAACTATCTAAAAGCTTTTTCGTCAGGAGTTGCTGTGGAAGTTAGGTGGTCTAATGATGCTGCAACAGGTGTTTTTCTTGGGTATGTAACTGACTTAGACTACCCAACTTCATCAGCAATACAAAAACCTTTAACAATTACTTGTTCTGGAACGTCTTTTCCTTTGAAAGAAAAGCTTCATAAAATATGGAAAAACGTAACAGCAAGTGAAGTGGTAACTCAAATAGCAATATTCAATAAACTAAAACCAGTTGTAACACAATCGGACGTTAGATTTCCTCAGATATCTTTTTCAGGACATTCACAATGGGAAAAATTACAAGAGTTATCAAAACGAATGGGATATGCTTGTCAAGTTTATGGTGTAGAACTTCACTTTCATCCTATTGATGTAATGTTAAATAGGTTTTTAACAATTATGCCAGTCATGGCATTTTTAGACCAAACAGTTACCCCAATGAACCAATTTGCATCTCAAACTCTAGACCATTTTGAATCAGTCCAAGGAGATTTAGGAGAGTTTCAGGGCAACTCAAAGGCCACAAAAGTATTAGGTGGAGTAGACCCTTTAACTGGCAAACTATACAAAACTACAGCTAATCCAAATACTGTTGGTAAATCCTTGCGATTAAAAACTAAAGACCCTTTGTTCTATGACATAGACACAAGTGTTGTTGTTACTGATGGTTTAACTTCTCAAAGTTTAGCAAATGCAAAAGCACAACTAGGAAGATTAACTACTCCTGGGTATGGATTTGGGCAGGGTGACCCACGAATCGCTCCTTGGAGAACAATAGAAGTACGTGGCACTGGAGAAAAAAGTGACGGGTATTGGGTTGTCTCCGACGTTGTACACACAGTAAATGCAGACGGTAAATACAAAGTGGAGTTTAATTGTGTGGTAGATAGCTCAGGAGCAAACAAACAGTCAGCTTTTAGGCCATCAAATGCTGGGATGGTCCCAACAGTTGACCTAAATGCGGCTATTACATCAGGTGCAAACACGGTTACAACATATAAACTAAGTAATCCAGAACCTATGACAAATCAAAGTTCAACAGGGTATAACGTAGTTCCAAGAAGGTGGGTAGCGGTTTAATGCTTACTGAAAAAGCTATTTCACTTCCTTTTTCTATTGATTCTTTTGGTAAAATTGGAACAACTACAGACCAAACAAAAATTTGGGCTGACAAAGTCAGGTCTGTGTTGGGAACTTCAATTCGTGAAAGGGTTATGAGACCTACTTTTGGGACGTTAATTCCTTTCTCGCTGTTTAACTCTATTGACAATGCTGTTGAAGAAATTGAGGATGAGGTTAAACGTGCTTTTAGCAAACAACTTCAACTTCTTTCGTTATCAAGAGTGTTAGTTGAACAAATTTCTCCAACAAATGACTTAAAAATAACGGTCGTGTATTCTTTGCCTAATCAAGAAATAGTAAAAACATCAATTGGATACGTAGCTATTCAAGGAAATACCCCAATATACGAGGAGTTACAATGAGCACTGCACCAGTATCAAACATACCTGTTTCAATTGATTACACTGGACGCGATTACTACTCCATTCGTGAACAACTAATTGCTAGAATACAAGAACGTATTCCAGAATGGAACGCTTCAGACCCTGCAGATTTTGGTCTAGCATTGGTAGAAGCCTTTGCTTATATGGGAGATTTGTTATCGTATTACGTTGATAGAACGGCGAACGAGTTCTCTTTAGCAACAGCTACACAGAGAAATAGCCTTTTAAATATTGCTCAAACTTACGGGTACATACCTGCTGGATACCGCAATGCTTTAATTGACGTTACGTTTTTTAACAACAACAACTCTTCTTCTTCTGGAACATTGACTTCCGCAGTGGGTAATGGGACTACAATTACTTATTATGGAAGTAATGCTTATGTAGTTAACGGCATTGTAACTGTAACTGGGTTTAGCACATCTTCGTTTAACGTTACTAGTGCAACCATTACCTCTGTTTCTGCAACGCAATTTACTGTTTCTGTAACAGGAGTAAGCGGAACAGCAAGTGGTACTGGAGCATCTACCATGGTTTACCCAGCCATATCACTTCCAGCTGGGACAGTAGTAAGCGGAAGTGTTATAACAGGAGACGTTGTAACCCCCGTATATTTCTCCACACTATCTGATGCAATTGTCCCAGCATCCTCTACTGCAACGGTTTCTGCTGAAGAAGGGCGTTATATAAACGCAATTGATTCAACAGCTGATGCCGTTTACGGACAGCAAATTGGTGTATCTAATCAATCCCCAAACATGAGTTTTGAGTTGCCAAACACACCTGTTGTAGATGGTTCTCTTTCTGTGTACGTACAATACGGAGATATTTATTCTAAATGGACTCAAGTGCAGCATCTATTAGACTACGGTCCAACAGATTTGGTATTCACTGCCAAAAGTGATGACAATAACATTGTGTCTGTTTATTTTGGAGACGGAGTTTCTGGAGCCATACCTGTAGCTAGTTCAGTAATTAAAGCAATGTACACTGTAGGAGGTGGAAATTCTGGAAACATTTCTGCAAATATTATTGACACAATTTCGTACATTCCAGGTAGCACAACTTCTGCTACTACTGCTCTTTCGTCTGCTATTACAGTGTCAAATGGTTTTGCCGCTGTAGGCGGAGCAGACCCTGAAAGCAATGATGAAATTAGAGCGTCTGCACCATTATCTTTAAGAGCTTCAAACAGAGCTGTAACGTTACAAGATTATGAAGATTTAGCTATATCAGTTACTGGTGTTGGTAAAGCAAACGCATATGCTTCAACGTGGACTTCGGTAACTGTGTATATCGCACCCTCAAGAGGAGTCAATGACACAGACGTACAACCTGGACTTAACAGTTCGGGTACAGTTACCGCAGAGTACACAGAATTAGCAACCAACGTTTCTTCTTACTTGTCAGATAAAATTTTAATAGGAAGCACTGTAACAGTGCAACCTCCCGTGTATTCAGACCTAGTTGTAACTGTTCAATACATAAAGTTAAACCAATACACACAATCTGAAGTAGATGTAAACATTAAAAAATCATTACTAACAGTTTATGGATATACTGGAATGCAATTCCAAGACACTATTTACCCACAAGACATTGAGTATATTTTAAATCAAACTGAGGGTGTAAAAACAGCGAAGTTAACCGCTTTGTACAAAAATGGTTCTACAATTACTGGAAACGCAACAAACGTAAAGGTAGGTTACAACTTAGATACAGTGGCATCGGGATACATTACTTACACTGTTAACCAACGACATGCTATGAAATCTGGAGGAACAGTTACTGTAACTTCGTTGTCTGCTAGTGGGTTTAACGTCTCAAATGCACCTATAGTTGCTGTTGATGATTACCGATTTGTAGTAGCTAATGCAACCACTGGAACAGCTTCTGGAACAGGTATTGTTACAGGTATTGCTCCTCTTACGGGATTCTCTAACGAAATCTTTAGGTTTAAAGAAAGCAACATGAATATCGGTGCTTATAGTGGATGATACACGTAAACTTGTTGGGTTTTATAGAGGCGTTGTCCAGAACAATAAAGACCCAATTAACCAACGTAGACTACAAGTTTTGGTTCCTCAAACAACAGGGGCGGAAGTTACAGATTGGGCTTGGCCTGTTGAGCCTCACGGCATTCATTCTGAGCCCCCAAAAGTTGGTCAAGGTGTTTGGGTGTCTTACATTTCTGGTGATTCTGAATACCCTGTTTGGATAGGTTCATTTGGAAAACATCAAGATGCCAGTAAACCGTACTTAATAAACCCACTTTCAAACTCAGTTTTGTTATCTGATTTAACTTCGTATGTGATTGTTTCTTCAGAACCTGATGGAACTCAAGTGGTGGACCTTACAAAAACTATTTTAGCTATGGCAAATAAGTTGAAAAATTATGAGTCTAGAATAACGTCCATTGAGTCACAGCTAACCACTCTACACACTACTTTGGCAACTAGAACCAGCTCAAGCCACACCCACGGCAGCAATGGGTAGTAGTTCACGCAGTAATTAGTCTATAAACCAACGAAAATAGAACATTAAAATGGAAAGGTAACCCATGGCAACGTACTACCCAGGGAATATTAAAAACGACTTTAGCTCTAAAGTTGACTTTACAGACACAGTTATTGCTTCCCACATTAACGACCTACAAGGCGAAGTTACATCTATTGAAACCGTTCTTGGAACTTTCCCATTAACCAGTTCTGGTTGGGGAACAACGGGGTTTGATACAACCACAACTACTTGGTCCACTGTTAAAGACCGTATAAACAACATTGAAGTAGGAATTGCCAATACACGTGCTCAGGTAGCAGCTATTTCTGCAGAAACTCTTCCTGGAACTACTCTTAAGTCAACAATCACTGGTTCATCTTTAGTTTCTTTTGGCACTTCACCAGTTTTAAACGACCCAAAAGTTTACATTAGCATCAATGCACAAACAGCAAATTATGTTCCAGTCCTAGCAGATGCGGATAAACTTGTGACAATGACAGTTTCTTCGGCAAACACCTTTAAACTACCCACCAACGCCTCTGTAGCTTATCCGATTGGCACTAAAATTAACGTGGCTCAGTTTGGAACTGGAACAACAACTATTTCTGCTGTAACACCAGCTACAACAACTATCGTTTCTGCAGGAGCAACTGTTGCAGCACCATACACTCGCGTTCAGTACGCTACAGCTACATGCATAAAAATTTCAACCGACACTTGGTTTGTACTAGGCGACATCCGATAAGGATTTTAAATGGCTAATTATGGTAATGCGGTATACGGAATATCTAAGTATGGTATCAATCCCCTGCTTGCGTACTCTGTTGAGCCAATGTCTTTGCTTGTTACCGACTTTAATGAAACATACTTATATTGGCAAACTCCAACAGGAACGTACAGTCGCGTTCGCATAGTTCGTAATCAAAATTCTTACCCAGAAACAGCAGAAGATGGAATCGTAGTTTACGAAACAGCAACTTCTACACTTACTAAAACAACGTTTAATGACGGCGGTGGAGTAGAAGACTTACCTACTACCCCCCCATTAGTTCCAGGTAAACCTATTTATTATAGATTATTTCTTTTTACTTCTTCTCAAGCTTGGGTAGTTGCAGGCTCTGTAGCTGCAGTGGTTCCAAAAGACCATGATACATTTAAAAAACTATTGAATTTTTTGCCACGAGTTTATACAAGTAAAGAACAGAGTCCTCTATCACCAGTAGATGAAACTTCAGCATTATCGGTTTTTACAGATGCTTTTGCGTTTGATTTAGAAGAAACCATCACTTACTTAGACTTGTTATTGCCAGACCACACTCGTATTTCTACAGTTGCTTCAATGATTCCTTTAGAAACCGCAAACTATGCCTTGTTACAAGAACCTGGTTTACCAGTAAAAAATCAAAAACAACTTATACGTGAAGCTATTTATATGTATACACATAAAGGAACAGCCAATGGGTTAAGCACTTACGTTGAAGCACTTACGGGTTATGCCCCGACTATAACCGTATCAAATAACCTTTTGTTAAGCCCACAAGATTCTACTTTTTACCAATCAACAGGTAACTGGACAAATACAAACACTTCCACTTTTGCAGCATCTACAGAACAAGTACCTGCTACAAACTCAAAAAATATTGATTTAAGTTACACCTGTAAAATTGTTGCTACGGGAGCGGGTTCAATGATATTAGGTTTTGACGACCCAGTACGAAAAGGTATCCCTGTAAATTCAGCTACTTACTACACACTCTCTGCTCAAGTAAAATCACCAGCAAGTTCTGGAACAATAACTCCAACAATTACTTACCACGATGGTAAGGGTGTACAAATTGGAAGTTCTACATCTGGTACAGCAACTTCAGCAACTAACACTTGGGCACAAACATCTGTTAGCGCTAGAACAACTAAAAATGTTTCAGTGGCTGTCTCTACGGCTACGGGTGCTTCAGGAACCATTACTTACACAACTTCTGTAGACCACAATTTAGTAGCAGGAGAAACTGTAACTATTTCAGGATTTATAAGTTCCGATACTAGCTTTAACCTTACTGGCGCAACAATAGCTGCAACACCCACTTCAACCACATTTACAATAACAAGTGGGGCAGCAACTGGGACTACAACTACGACAGGACTAGTTGAAAATGGAAAAACAGATGGTGTTTATGCTTCTGTAAAACTTGCTTGGTCTGCAGCTGGAACTTATTACGTAGATATGGTGTGCGTTCAAAGCGGTCAAACCGTTGCATATGACGAAGCTCGTGCTATAGACATTTTTTTAAATCCTGATAAAACAAACTACGTTAAAAACCCAACATTTGAAACAAACGTAACAAACAGTTGGACAAAAGTAGGCACTAATCTGACTGTTACACAAGACATCAGTTATCCAACAGAGTCTTATTCTGGAACACACAGCGCAAAATTAGTAAACACAAGCGGTGCTTGGTCATACACTTCTAACACATTTTCAGTTGAAGAAGGTCAATATTACGCTTTATCTTTTTACAAAAAATCAACGGCAAATTTTACTGTAACATTAGTGGGAAGAGACTCACTAGGAACAGTTGTCTCTACTGGTGCTCCTACTCCTTACACAGTTTCTTCATCTTCGTCTTGGATTCAAGACAAATATATAGACACAATAAGAAGCACAACTGCTACTCCTGGAACTGCTCTTGTAGGTATTGGTTCTGGAATAACAACTTTTGAAGTGGTATTTTCAGGAACAGGAGCAAACACAATCTACTTAGATTCTATTCAAGCAGAAAAAGCTCCTAAGTCAACAGACTATTTTGATGGAAGTTTGTCATCAATTAGCGGTAATCCGTTTGGCGCTATTTGGCAAGGCACGGTTGGTAACTCTTACTCTTCCGTATACAATAGCAAACCCCTTAAAGTCCCACGTTTAGGTTATACCCTAAAGGACTGGATGCCTCAAAACTCATTCTGGCGTATTAGAAGTTATGAAAATTCATACCCACCAGAATACACAAACCTTACGGCGGTGTAGTATGCGCCCATGGTTAATTTACTTATATCAATAATCCTTTCGGGTCTTGCAGTTACTTTTGCCATAGAACTTGTTTCTATTGGTTTAAGGATGTTCCTAGGTAAGGAAAAACTTTACTCCATATTGTCATTGCCATTAAGCTTTGGCGCATTAACATGCTTCTACGAAATTAATTTAAAGTTTGTAGTTGCTGTACCAGCAATTTCTTTTATTGTGTTATTTATAAACAAATACATAAATAAACCAATGGTTTTAGCTACACCACGCCGACTACCAACGCTTTAGGAGCACAATGAAAATAGCTGTTTTTTCAGAAGATGATTTAGATGTGTCACGTGGCATTGATGAACTAATCACAAAATACTCCGAACAATCGCCCGAAGTACTTTTTCCAGTAAAGACAGATTACGACAATTTTTCTCAAAGCATTATCCGTAAATGTTTAGAGAACAAAGTGAAAGTAACTGCTTTCCTAAGTGATGCAACGGATGTAGGGCACATCATCAAACAAGTTGATGGGTTTGTAGTGTGCGAAGACCCAGTCAACGATTTATTAAGGCAACTATCTGCTGGGGATGCAATCGGCATTGTGTGGACTGATAGTTTTACAGACCACCTAATCGTTCACGCAATTGAAGATTTGGCTTTAGATACTTGGGATATAACTGATGGAATGGACCGAATTGAACTAGATGAGAACCAGTTTTTAGGCATGGACCCAGATGACCTGCATGACGGAATGCATAAAGCTTTAGGAGTTTTTGTGGATATGATGAGCGCTTTCATAGCCAGCACGGTTATGGAATCGTTAGGTCAAGCCGTTGTGCAACACCTTAACGAGCAGATAGATAAAAAAGACATATCGCCATTTGAAGATGAGGAGTAAGCCAAGCCTGTGTACATCCCGCTAGAGGCTTATTCAGCCAAGATAACGGATTTTCAGTTCCGTCTCTTTGCCATATTGTGCCGTTTTGCGGGCCCTGGAGGGCTTGTAGAGACCACAGTAGCCCAGCTTTGTATAGAGACTGGCAAAGCAAGCGATAAGACGGTCCGTAGCGCCCTCAAAGGTCTAGAAAGCGTTGGACTAATAACTACAAAATCCAGTAAGCGTGCTAACGGTTACCAGGGAAAGAAAAAGATATTGGTAAAAAATTACCAAGATAAAAATGAGAAGTTGGTAAAAAATTACCGCACCTCACATGACTACGTGACTAATAGTCACCCTAGCTATCTAGCTACTAGACCATTAGTACCTAATAGCCATAGTAGTAAAGCTAGTTATAAATTAAAAGAATCTGAAACCGAAGGTTTCACAAAGGAGATTAAGGTTCCTATGAGAAAATGGGAAGATGATGGAGACTCTCTGGCAGGCTTTGGGCTCATTGAACCTAAAGATGCCCCGCAGCCGAAGATACGTAAGAGCGACCCTAAAACCAGAGGCAAGCGACCAGAGCATGAATGGACAGCGATGGACGTTGCTGCAGAATTTAGTTACCAAGTGGGCCGTAAATACCCGCTACTTCCAGGAACTGTATCCGTCAAATCGCTATCGGGCGCACTCCGAAAGTTTCGCTCACAGTACGGAACAACCCCGCTCATAGAGCTTGAACTGCTTCGGCTATTCCTGCAGGACGAGCGCAATTTCAAGGACATTGGGGATGAGGCTCCTCACCTTTACAAAAAGTACCTAGCCTCCTTCGGCACGAAGATGAACCAAGCAAGAGACAATTTAGGACTTAACAAAGTTACTGCTAAGGTTGAGACTACTCCAGCATCTGGTACTCTCACCTCCAGTGATGGTCGTGTGTTCCAGAACTCTTTGAGTGGACGTGCACAACTAGAGCGACATGAAAAACGATTGAAAGGCAAGGAGAACTAAACGTGGCAAAAAAAATTACAAAGAAGTTTACTGCAACACTTACACTAAACACCGAACAAGGTGGCGCATGGTTGGCTAATGTCAGCCTTCTTACTCCAATGATTGATGATGACAATCTAAACTCAATGCAACCAGCAGAAGCTGTAAGTGCAGAAGCAGCATGGAAGAATGCATCAGCAGGTAAGCGTTGGATTAAATCACAGGTACTAGCAATGACACCTCGCAAAAGCGTAAAGCTAGAAACAACTAAAGTTGATAAAACAACTGAAAAGCCAACAGCATTTGTTGGAGTACTGGAGTTTAAAGCATAATGCATATTTTAAATGTGTTTTCTAAAGAAAAAGAAACATCAACAGATAATTTAATGCAAGACCCCGACTTCTTAGAGTACCTTGAAGAACACTCAGTCTCTGAAGAAGAAAAGCAGATTGCGTTTGCTGCTTGGCTTAAGGAAAACGAAGACAAAT